GGGTATATCTTAACGGTATATCCTTTTTTTTTGCATAAAATGTTTTTTTATTAAAATTATTTATTATTTTTGAAAAAGTTTAATCATTAAAAACAATTAAAAAGATGGACAAAATTGAATTATTAAAAGAAAGAATTAAGAATCTAGAGTGGTCAGAGGATTACTACGAGAGAAAATTAAAGGAAACTGAGTTCGAATTACATTTATTCAGAACAGAATTAAAAAATCTAGAATAATGACATATTCAGAAGATTTAAAAAGATTACACGAGATGCGAATAGAAGCACTCGAGAGAAGAGTTGAGTTCCTAGAGGCTCAAGTAGAAATATTAAATAATCAAAAACAATTAGAAAATGAAAACAGGTAAGATTACCGGAATCGTTCCAAACGGATCGTGGAGCAACGGATCTAAAACATTTAACCGCTACAATGTTAGTATGGCAGATGGAAACATTTATCAATTTAATGCGATTGGAGAGTTTAAGCACCAAGTAGGAGAAGAGTGTCAATTCACCTCAGAACAGAAAGAGTATAATGGTAAGATTTACAATACTGCAAAGTTAGTAAGACCTAACCCTATGCAAGGTGGATTTAACTCAGCACCTAAAAGTAATGATACTCAGGAATTGATAGTTAGACAATCTTGTTTAACCAATGCAGTTAATTTCTTAAAAGATAAAGAGGGATCAACTTGGGAGGATGTAAGCGAGTTACACCAATATTTTGTTAAATTAATATATAAAAATTAGAATTATGAGTTTTGAAATAAGTGGAAAAATAACAGAGATTAAGGACCCTGTAAGTTTAAAAAATGGAGAGTTCACTTCATTGGATTTTATTCTAGAGACAGAGGAGAAATATAACAACGTATATTGTCTTAATTTATTTAAGTCTCAGGACAAGGCAGCAGATGTACATAAATTCGTTCAATATTATAATGTGGGAGATCTAGTTAAGGTATCTTTTAACATTCGTTGCAATGAATATAATGGAAAGTATTATACTAATCTAAGTATGTACAGAGTGGATAGGCTCGATGAATTACCTAAACAACAAGAGGTAAATTCCAAGACTTTTGCTCCTGATAGAGAGGCTGCAGATTTACCATTTTAAAATATAGGGGGGCTTTTTGCCCCCTTTTATTTATATTTAAGACAAAATTCAGACAAGATGCTTATAAATTTAGAGGAACAAATAGAGAAATTACAGAAAGTAAGAAATGGTAGTATAAAGGAAGGTCTTAAATTAGATGTGACACAGATAGATGAATTTCTAAGATTTAAACCAGGAAATTTTAACGTAATATTAGGTCACGCTAACGTAGGAAAAACATCAGTAGTTATGTATTTGATGTTACTTTATTCTATAAAACACAATTTAAGATGGTTAGTATTTAGTTCTGAAAATGAACCTTATGCTCTTATTAGAAAATTAGTAGAATATCTAGAGAGTAAGCCAATTAATAAAATAGACACAGATGCATTTAATAAACAAGTGAAGTGGATTAATGATCATTTTAAATTTATAGAACCAAATGATTTATATACTTACAAGCAGATTATGGAGTTAGCACAACACGTTAAAAATGCGTGGAGTTATGATGGATTTATGATAGATCCTTATAATAGTTTAATGAAGGATAGAAATGTTTTAAAAGGTATTAATTCTCACGAATATGATTATCAGGCAACAAGTGAAATGAGAATATTTTGCAAAAAGAATAATGTAAGCATATGGTTAAATACTCACGCAGCTACAGAGGCATTGAGAAAGAAGCATCCGAACGGACACGAGTATGCAGAGCATCCTATTCCACCAATGGCTAGTGATGTAGAAGGTGGCGGTAAGTTTGTTAATAGAGCAGATGAATTTATTTGCATACACCGATACACGCAACACCCAACAGATTGGATGTATTCGCATATACATATTAGAAAAGTAAAAGACATTGATTCAGGAGGCAGACCTACACCTTTGGATAATCCAATAAGGTTAAAAAGTATAATAAACAACGTAGGTTTTGAGGTTAATCACAAAAGTTTAATCAACCCACCTAAAGTGGGGCAAAAAGATCTGCCTTTTTAATAAAGAAAAATGAATATTGATTTTGGAAGCATTGGAATAAATATTCAAGTTATACCAATTTATGGTTTATCGCTTGGATTATTATATTACAATCCTAACTTAGAACCAGACAGTGACAATGTAGACCCAGACGATTATTATGATCAAGTTACAATAATTTGCTTGATTTTGGGATTACATATTACTGTATGGAGATATTAGAGGTATTATTTAAGAAGCATAAAGATTGGTGCGATATTGTGGAATCCTTTGGAGTTAATTCAGAAACTGCTGAGGATCTAGTGCAAGAGATGTATTATAAGATCGCTAAACTTGTAGAGAAAGGCACAGATGTAATGTATAATGATCAGGAGGTTAATTATTATTACATATATAGAACGCTTTACACACTTTTTTTAGATCTTAAAAGAAAGGAAAAGAAAGTAAATATTCTAGGACTTGATGAGATAACAAAAGATCTAACACAAGATGAACATATAGATTATGATCAGCTATTTGAAAAACTAACAACGGAACTAGAGAGTTTATATTGGTATGATAAAAAGATATTTGAACTTATTGATTCAGGAGAATCATTTCAGGGATTAAGTGATAAAACTAAGATCAGTTATTATTCACTTTACAATACATATCGAAAAGTAAAAAAACATTTAAAGAGTATTATTAAATGAGACTTAAAGAATTATTAGAAGAGAACATACATCCGATTACAGGATGGAAAGTAAATGACAAAAAATATTCAACTAAAAGCAAAAAAGAAAATGAGATTAGGAAATATCATAGAGAAAATTACGACTTGGACGGGGATAAAATGGCTTACTAAAAAGATAGTAATTGATTTACTAGGTTATGAATCTTGCGGTTGCGAGGAGAGAAAAGAAAAATTAAATAACATAATAATTGATAGAAATGGAATATACAGAGATGAGTAAGGAGGATTACTTGATGTGGGGAAAGTTTAGAGAAGATCCTAAAAACACATTAGAAGCAGAAGAGTTTGAACTTATATGCAGGTTACACGCTAAATATTTTAATCATAGATATTATAAACCCTGTACTTGCAACCCTAAAGAGATTAAAAGATGGATCTCACAATTAAATGAATTTTATTTAAAATAAATGACCATAAACAAAGTACACGAACTTGAACAGGCAGTAGTTAAGATATTAAATTTAGATGGATGGCAACTAGAATGGTCAGGTAATGGGTACGAACATTACGATGCAAAGGGATTTACACCAAAAGGTAAACCTTGCGTAATGGAAATGAAATTCAGGAATAAGTATTATGAGACTAAGATGTTAGAAAAATTAAAATATGATAAATTGATGAGTATGGATCAAGATATAGTAAAATTGTATTTTGTGAATGATCCGAAAGCAAATTATATGTTTTGGTTAAATGACATTGAATTAACAGAGACAAAGGAATTATACTGTCCTGATACAACATTATGGAGTAAAAAAAAGAAAAACAAAACTGTTTACTTATTAAAAGAGGAACAAGCAGCAATAATTAATAAAAATGAGGGGTAACGCAATACACTACGAAGCAACAGGAGATTATGATGTGATCGACTTTGTACAGGATTACAAACTAAACTTTAATAGAGGCAATGTCATTAAGTATATTGCAAGAGCAGGAAAGAAAGACGATGAATTACAGGATCTAATGAAGGCTAAGGATTATATAGAAAGAGAGATCCAATACGTTAGAGATCTTAGAAATAAACAAGTACAAGATTTCAGAGAGCCTAAGTGGTTTGAAAATTCTACAAAATAAATTCTACAAAATAAATTTTAATAATTAAATATTTTTAATATCTTTATGCAAAATTAAGACAGATGTATAAAGTAGATCGCAATTTATTAGAGTTACAAAACAATGCAGATATGCAGATGCTTCTACAGCTTATATTAAAGTGGAGCAAAAAATCTGATAGTAAAGAATTAAAGGCTTTTGAGGATGCTTTATTTAGGCAATTAAGATACATTCAAGCATTAGAGGATGAGAGATTCTCTTTTGATAGGATTATATCTGAGAGTTTAGCTGATAAGGTGAGAGCAGTAGAGAGAGCAAGGAAAGCTGATGAGAGAATAGAGGAACTAGAAAAACAGATTAAGATACTAGAAACCAAAAAGAAACTAGGATTATGAAAAACTTAAAAATTAATGTACCTAAAGTGTACGAGATTGACAAAGCAAAACCATTAATGAGTTAAGGTGTGATGTATTCTAAAAAAATAAAAGATGCAGTTCACGACACTATGTCGCAAATAGGAAGGAAGCCTACACTTATTGTCGTTCACCCAACAATGTTTAATAAACTTAATGAAGAAGTATTTGGTAAAGACAATATTTATACAAGTCCCTTAGATTTTAAATACATAGGCATTAAAATTATTGAAAGTTTAGATTTGCCTGAAAATGATTTTGTAATGTATTATTAGTTATAACGTACCTTTAAAACCAAAGAGGAATTAGAGGAAAAGATTAAGCAGTTAGAAACTAAAAAGAAGCTAAGATTATGACAGACTTACAATATGATTATTTTAAAACAGGATTAACACCTCAGGAGATAGCAGATAAGCACAAACTAAAAAAGGAGACTGTAAGGCATAGAGCAATGAAATATCAAAAGCCTGATCCTCCTGAGATTAAAATAGTGGAAAGGGTACTTGTATTTGATGAGGTGGATATATTAAGAATTGAGGCTTTATTAAAGGAAAGCAATATATGGTATGAAATGCCTTTCAGAGGATGTGAGATAGAAATAAAGAGTAAATTATGACAGAGAAAGATTTAAAAGACTTAGGATTTGAGAAAGTAGAATATGATCATTATTATAATTATGTAAAGGGAGATTTCACATCTTGTGATAATGATAAACAGACAGGGCAATGGTATGTAATGTATGACTTACCAAACAATAATAGAGGAGTAATAACAAACAATAAAATACTTAAACAATTAATATTTAGAATTTATGGAGACAATTAAATTATTAGACGGAACAGAATGGAATAAGAAAGAGATTCTTACCAAAATGGATGATGACGAATTTTACTATGGGTATCTAGGGAAGGCTGCTCTGAGTAGTTCTAATGCAAAATTACTATTAGATAGTCCTAAGACTTATAAATTTATTACACAGTATGGTAGTGCTACATCACAGGCTTTAAGAGATGGGTGGTTGTTTCATACTGCTATATTAGAACCTGATGTATTTGAGAAGCAGATCTTTGTGGATGTAGATAGTAAGAACACGAAGGCTTATAAATTAGCTAAAGAGGAACACGGAAAGGTATTTACTAAGAAAGAGAAGAGAGATGCTGAGAGATTAGCGGATGCGTTTTATAAGAATGAGACTGCAAGATCGTATATAACAAACTGTAATTTTGAGTATCCTGCTATTGATTACATAAAAGGCTATCCTTTCAGAGGAAAAGCAGATGTATTATGTAAGGATATGATTGTAGATTTAAAAACAACAATTGACATAAAAACTTTTAAGTACAGTGCTTATAAAAATTCCTATGATATGCAATGCTATTTGTATTGTCAGCTATTTAATATGAGTTACGAGCAATTCAAGTTTTTAGCTATTGACAAGAAGAGTTTAGACATAGGGGTATATCATTGCTCAGAAGAGTTTTATAAGTCAGGAGAGCAGAAGGTAGAGGCTGCTATAAAGACATATGAGACTTTCTTTGTGGATGGATTAGATATAGATGGATATTTTTTAGAGGGTACATTATAAATTATTAGAAAGATGAAAAAATTTGAATGGGATTTTAAAGGAGATTTTCATATGTTTTATGGAGGAACACCTGAGGAGTGCGAAAAAGCATATAACGATCATTTAGAAAATGGAGGAGATGACCCTGATTTTATGGATGAGAGAGATTGGTTGCAAAGATTATATTATTTAGGGGATTGTTGGTCTTTTTCAAAAGCATATCACGAAAAATATGATAAAAAGAAAAAATGAGATTTATACCATATACAACAAAAGATAGTTTGAATGATTGGATCAAAGAGGTTAAAAAAAGAAAACCTAAAAGAAAACAATTCAGTAGTAAGATTCACAAAAATTTAAAAAAGTAAAATATGAGAGAGAAAGAGGCGAATAAGATTGCAGACAGAGTAATTGAATTATCAGGATTAAATATATTTGAGAATACTAGAAAGCAGGAGTATGTAGATGCTAGGGCATTAGTTGTATTCTTATTGTATCATACAAAGAATTTTAAACTTTGTGAGATAGAAAGATTCTTTAAGAGTAGAGGCAAGAAATATGATCATTGTACTGCTTTACACGCAAGAGATAATTTTAACAATTACAGAAAGTTTAACAAGAAACTAGATACTTGGCTTACTGCATTGACTAACAAGAACTCTGATATAATAGAGAAACAGAATATAATAATAGAGAACATAAAAGCATTAAAAGAACCTTTCCTTTCTGAGGTGAGTATGATAGTAAAAGATAATTACGAGAAACAAATAAAAGAATATGAAAAACAATAATAGAGCAAATAAATTTTAATACGTTATATATGCAGATCACTAAAGT